AATTGGATAAGTTTGAACTGATAAAGTTAAAGCTGAACAAGGTGTTGCTGCAGCTGGAGACGCTGTGTAGGGATCTGATGAACATTTACCTTCTCTAAATCCACCACCGCCACCACCGCCAGCAATGTTGTCAGCAGCTGATCCACCACCTCCTACAACAAGATAAGATGCTTTGTTGTTTGCAGGGGATAAAGCTAAAGAAGACACAGCAAAACATCCACTTGAAGTAAATGTGTGCACTTTATAATCACCACAAGTTGATGTTGTTCCACCACTTGCACATATAAAGGCTTCGCCTGTAACAGCACTAGTGGTATCATTTATTGTAATCCAACCTTCTGTTGCATCTACATAAAGCATAGTTACTGATTGACCTTTTGTGCTTAAAGATGCACAAGCAGCCACACCACCAATGTTAGATCCATTTCTTGCAATGGATACAGAATTAGTTTGAAAAGTTTGTGTGTAATCAGCAAACGCAACTATATCTCCTGCTGAAGGAGAAGAAGGTAAAGTAACTGTAACTCCACCGCTTGACGTGTCAATAAAATATCCTACTTTACTAGCTGCTGTGAAAGGAGATGTTTTTTTAGTTGTACAAAATAAAACCACAGAAGCTGGATCACCAAATCCAGATTGTGAAGCTCCTGAAGCTAAAGCAACTGTATCTCCAGAGGCACCTATAGTTATTGTTGTGCCAGACTGACTAATTAAATTTCCACCATCTGATGCTTGTAAATTGTTTGTGCCAGATCTAAGATTACCTGGTGCTGAACCTACTGTTACAGTTGATCCACATTTACTAATAACATTAGAATCGTCTGAAACTTTATTAATATTATCTACTTTAATTTTACTTGTCATAATTATTGAAATTTATATCTTATTATTACTATACCTGAACCTCCTGCTCCAGCATTTGGTCCGCCACCACCGCCACCACCAGTGTTTGCAGTTCCTGCTCCTCCTGATACTGCCGAAGGATATATACCTCCAGATCCTCCACCACCGGCTCCTCCTGCGATTGGAGTTGCAGGCGCGGCAGGGTTATATTGACTTCCACTTCCACCTCCAGCAAAAGCTGTTGGTGTTCCGTTAATACTTGTAGTAGCTCCAGCTCCACCAGCGCCACCTAGTCCTGCTGAATTAGGTGCAGGCGGTGCAGTTGAAGATGCTCCTGCTGCTGTGGCTCCTCCACCACCAGCTCCTCCTGTTTGGTCAAAAGATGCTGTGGCTCCTCCAGGATTACCTTGAGGCGGTGATACCGGAGGGGTATTACCAGCTCCTCCTTGTGCCGGTCTGTTAGGTGAAGGTAATGAAGCTCCTTGTTGTGCTCCTCCACCTGAACCACCGGTAGAGCCAGCTCCAGGAGCTGATCCACCAGCTGCGCCACCACCAGCAGATGATATTGAACTAAAAGTTGAAGTTCCTCCACTTACGGCTGGATTAGGTCCAGAACCAGCTCCACCTGCTCCTATTGTTATTGGAAAAGTAGTATTTGTTATTGTTAAACCTGAACAAGCTGCCGCTAATGGGCTGGCTGTATAAGAATCTTTTGGTGTGTCTTTTCCTTCTCTAAAACCACCTGCTCCTCCACCACCAGTGTTTCCACCGCCACCACCAGCAACAACCATATATGAAACTTTATCTCCACCTCCTGCTGCGTTTCCAACAGAAGACACTGCAAAACAACCACTTGAAGTAAATGTATGAATTTTAAAATTTCCTGATTCTGTAACCGTTCCTCCAGTTGCTGACGTAAAAGAAGCTCCAGTTACATCTGATGTTGAGTCGTGAATATCTTGCCAACCCTTTGTGCCGTCTACATAAATTAAAGTGACTGATTGAGACTCTGTGTCTAAAGTTGCATTAGAACATTGACCATTAATTTTTGATCCGTTTCTACACAGTATTAAATTATTAGTGTCCCAAGTGTTTGCGTAATCTTTAAAAGCTACTATGTCTCCAGCCGAAGGAGAACTTGGAAGTGTTACTGTTATTCCACCAGATGTGGTATTAACAAAAAATCCATCTCCACTCACCGCAGTAAAAGGTGAAGTCTTAGCAGTCGTACACCAATCTACAGTTCCAGTACGACCAAAACCTGTTTGTGATGCACCAGGCGCTAATGATACAGTTTTACCAGATGATCCAACTGTAAGTGTTGAACCACATTGTACATCAATCTGATTTACTTCTATTTTACTCATTATACTACTACCAACGTTCCAGTTACTGTCACTGTTGCACTAAAAGTTACAGGACCAGCTAACACAGCACTTTCTATAACCATGGGTCTAGTAAAAGTTGCTGCATGGTGATGAATGCTAGTTTCAGCTACTCTATCACCTACGTAAACTTGTTCATTTATCTCAGCCATTTATTCTCCTTATGTGCTAA